ATCCCTAAAAGAATTCGATGCTTTAAGAAACATATCTCTTTGCTTTTCAGGCATATCTGCAATCCTGTCTGTCAGCCACACAAGACCACCAACATTACCAATAAAGTTGTTGCAGATGGTGCAGAAATAAAAAACATTCTCGGAAAGATTGGATGTATCAAGTCCTTCCTTTGTCGCTCCTTCAAGTTCTGCCACTCTGTCCTGCAAATAGTTTCGCTCCTTATATGCATCCTCAAGCCTTTTATTCAGTCTCCTTGTTTCCGCATCGTAGGCTTTTGCCTTATTCTTGGCTTCTCTGTAATCACTTGGGACAACTTCCCTGACCACTGTTTTGACTTCGGGGCTTTTCTCTTTCTCCCTTCTCAACTCTTCCTTTAGTGCTCTAATTTCTCTCATAACTTGAGTTTTGGTAACTACATCCCCGTTTTCCAGTGCGTCCTTTATAACTCTCTGAACTACTTCGGGATTCTTTGCCATTTGCTGATAATCAGAAACTTCGTGACGGGTATATCCCATTTCTTCTGTGACTTGAGATTTGGATTTTTCCACCCGTGTGGATTTTTCCTCTTTGTTGTACTGGTTCACACCACCAGATTGTTTAGGTATGGAAAGAAGAATCTCCCCTATCCTTTGTTCAGCGGCAATCAATGCAGTGCTGACCTCTTGGGCCTCTTGTAGGGTCTGGTCTCTTATCTCCTGTGCCACACTCAACCGTTTCACGCTCTGAAGTTTAATCATGTAGGCGTTTAATTTCGCCTTCCCGACCAGAACAAACTGGGCCAAATCTTCTAGAGTATCGGGAAGGTGTATATCTGTTTTAACGATGTCATTCACGTTATTTTCTTCTCGCCTCCTCCTGTGTTATTCAACACTATTCAACATTATGCTACATTTTGTTGCTTTTAATCCGAAAAAAATATGAAATTAACTGTACGCTTGTAGTAGTTCGCAAGACGCACTTTAATTTCGTCTCTCGGAATCCTTTCACCACTCTCATAGAGAGAAATAGCCATAGGAGTGACTCCAACAGCCTCGGCAACTTCTTTCTGAGTCCTGCTACCTCGAAGCTTTTGGAGTCTTTCCCCGATTTTCTTGGAATCCATCGGTATCCTCCTTTCTGTGAATGTTACATTTTGTATCCTTTTCCATTATATACATTATGTTTCCTCATGTCAAGTCAAAAATAAACGTTTTGTATTTTTCGTTCTTTGTGGTAAAATCGTTTTACAAGGAGGGGTTGGTTATGAAAATTGGTGAGAGGATGAAAGAAATAAGGAAAAGCAGAGGTTGGAACCAAGACCAAGTTGCCAAATTACTGGGTGTCACAAGGCAAGCTATATCTCATTACGAAAGAGGAATCCGTGAGCCAAATTATGAAATGGTCGAGGCATTTGCAGACCGCTTCAACGTTACGATTGATTACCTGCAGGGCAGGGATGACAACTCGATTTATTACCTTAGTCCAGAGGTTGCAAAAATAGCACAAGACATTCACGAAAACAAATACTTAAAAGAATTATTTGATTTGGCACATGATGCTAGCCCTGAAACACTACAGAAGATTTGCGAGATTTTGATAATATTGAAAAGGGAGGGATGAATATGTGGATTGAGGAACTGAAGACCGGAAAGCTCCGAGCGGTGGAGCGATACACTGATCCGCTCACGGAGAAATATAAGAAGGTATCCATCACGATACCGGATAGGAAAAGAAAGACATTAAAAGAAGCTGAGAAGGCATTAAAACAGAAGATAAAAGATGCTCTGGAAGTGAAGTCGGACCGTCTTAAGCTGGAAGAACTGGCGGAGCTGTACCTTGCGGACTGTAAAAAGAGGCTGAAACCATCAACGATACACAGAAAGACAATCATGATAGATAAGTTGTCTGAGGAAATCGGAAAAGACGCCTACATCGACAAACTTACGGCCAAATATATTTCAAACTGCTCTTTGTCTGCCGGGTGCGTTAAGGAAATAAAATCCATGCTGAAGTGGGCATACATCAACGATTACATTGATGACATAAACTTTCTTGCCAAAATCAAAACCCCGGAACTCACTCACAGGGAAGGGAAAAAGTATCTTGAACCGGGTGAACTGAAAGACCTTCTCTCCCGGATCCAGCGGGATGATTACCGGGATCTGACCGAGTTCCTTGCCCTGACTGGCATGCGGATCGGGGAGGCACTGGCCATCACCATTGACGATGTCGATACAAAAGAGCGGCTGATCTCGGTGAATAAAACATTCTACGGTAAGACTATGGTGCTGAACGATTCCCCAAAAACAGAATCATCGAGGCGAGAGATTTACATCCAGGATGACCTGCTGCCACTGGTCAAGAGACTGTATCGGTCAACCAGGGAAAAGTCTATGTTTACACAATGTAAATATATTTTCCAAAACAACGGAAAAGCGATCAATTATAACACTTATAGCAAAGTCCTCAGGCGTCACGGAATCCATCCGCACGTTCTCCGACACACCCACACTGCCTTGCTGGCAGAGCAGGGAGTCCCTCTGGACGTGATAAGCAGAAGGCTCGGACATGAGAACAGTAAGATTACAAGGGAGATATACTATCATGTTACGGAAAAGCAGCGGGAGAAGGACCACGAAGCAGTCCGCCGTGTGTCCATATTCTGAGGGGCAGAAATGGGGCAGAATGGGGCAACATTATTCTACATTATACAACATTAAAACCTCAAAACCCCGCATAAAACCACACTATTCAACATTATCCCATGTTAATCTGATATCCCTGAGGAATACCGTAAAAACGCTGAATAACCGCATAAATAAATACTTTTCCGTCCTATTCATCTAAAAATAGGGCAAAAATAGGGCAAAAAAAATATCCCCGGAGGGCATAAACCTTCCGGGGATTTCTATTTCCTTTAACTATCAAACAGCTGACGGGCATCACTTTGACAGAGAAAGGAGGTATTCACATTGTAGCACATTATTTCAGCAATGCATTAACCTTTTTCTGTACCGCCGCATAATCATAACCTGCAGCGGTCAGCTTTGCCTTCCGATCGGGACCGTTGCCCCACTTGCCGTCAATGACTTCCTTGGCAAGCTGTTCCACGGTCTTCTTGGCGGAACCTGTGGCCTTGGTGTACTCAGGAACTATAAATCCGCGGATATACTTTCCGCCGATGTCCATGGTGCGGTACCCAACAGAATCATTCTTATTACCCTCTATGACCTTGAAAGACCTTGTGCCTGCCACGCAGACGATTCCGACATGGTCCGGATGACCGGTGTTGTCGCCCTTACCGGAATCCTGCCAATCATAGAGGACCACGTCCCCTGCCTTTGGTGCATACTTGTCATTCTCGACCCAGCATCCCTGTTTCTTGGCCTTCGTCACCATGGCGGCACAGGAACACTCTACGAATTCGCAGACAGCTCCGGAGCTGGGTTTCCCTGCCAGTCCGCAGCCAATGAAAGCTGCACTGACAGCTGTAGCGCACCATGCATCGTGTGTGGTCATCTTGTAGCGGCCGCACAGACCACTGTTGTTGAATACGGACAGTATCTTCTTATGCTGTACACTTCCCTCCTTGATTCCAACATATGGTTTCAGCCAGTTGGCCACAGCAAGTCTCTTTTCAGCTTCTGAACTCACGGTTTTCACCTCCGTCTTCTTTACCTTTGTTTTGACTGGTGCGTCCGGATCCGTGAACCATGCCAGCGGTTTTGGCCCCATGATGTAATTGGCGTCAATCTTACCGGTCACGAAAGAACATTTATGTGACTCCGTATACTGCCACAGATCACATCCGTCATGCGGCCCTTTTGAGGAATACCTCGGCTCCCACCAGGCGCAGTCGGAACCTCTGTTTTTAAGCAGGTCTTTGTACAGGTAATAATACTGGTGGGCCGTATAGATCATGGTCTTCGCTGACTGCGTCTTGATGTAGTCCAGTGCCTTCTGGACTCCAGATGGGCTGTTGCCATATTCCGCATCCAGGCACCACCCCATGAAGTACTTGCCTACCTTGTCCTTGAACTTAACTACCATGAATTTGGCCTGCGCCAATTCATTACCCTTATTAAGGAACGTATAGAGCCAGTATGGCACTCCATACTTCTCACAGTGGGCAATGTTTGAAGCGCAGTCAGGATCCACGAAGGAAGTTCCCTGTGTCGCCTTGAATGGCATGAAGGCCACTTCTTCTTTCAGTTTCTTCCAGTCAGTTACTTTATGATGATGAGAGATATCAATGATCAGCTTACTCATATTCACCTCACAAAAGTTCAACCGTCTTCGAGTTGTAATAGTTCATTTTGTATTTTTTGCAGAAGGCAGATATTTTTGCCCTGTTGGCGGCGGATGCCCTGTACTCCAGCAAATAGACATCCACATGCTTTCTAGCCACAACACAGTACGCCTTGAGCCGTTTCTTTTCTGTCTTGGTCTGGGAACCGCACTTGTTCTTCCCGATGCTGATGATGCGGGTAAAGACTTCCTCCTGCTGAATCGCCTGAAAACAGATGTCCCTTTCTCTGATACACTCGGTAACGAAGTAATCTGCTCCGTTCACCATGAGGTAAAGACCTGTTTCCTTCTGGATCCGCTTCAGGATGTCCTTGGCAGGTCCGTACAATCCGTGCGGTTTGAACTCTTCCACCACATCGAGATTGTCAATGTACAGTCCCAGAGCACCTCTGGCCTGGAATTTCTTCGCCTGGCTAACCAGGAAGTTTTGCCATTCCTTTGCTCGCAGGTTCATCCACTTCTCGTCCCAGTCAGCATAAGTTCCAATAGCAAACTTCTTATACCTGGAATAATAGGGGCGACTCTTTTCAATCGCCCCCACATTCAGATAAGAAATTAGCTTAATCCCTTTGCTTCTTAGCTTTTTTATTTGCGTATCGCCGAATTCAGCAAAGTCGATGACCGCTATGCTTGGCTTAGCTTTGATGATGCGGTTCACATCGGAGCCGTTGAGGCCCAGGTAGACTTTGTATCCAGCCATTATGCCTTCGTTCCCTTCTCGTCCAGTTCCGTGGTCAGATCTGTCAGGAACTTCTCCACCCATTTTCTCATCCGTGCCGGAACAGGAAGCCCGCAGAGGACCATGTTCTTCATACTAGACACTGCTTCATACAGGATGAACAACAGAGCGAAGAACTCACACAGCCCCAGCTTCTGGATGCCAAGCACTTTGATGTATTCCTCAGGCACCATGAACAGCAGGTTAAAGCTGCATGTCATATCCACGGCCATCAGGATAATGACTGATGCAATAATCATCACCTTCCTGATCGCGCCGTCTATGCCCACGGATGAATTGAATTTCTTTTCTTTAACGGCTCTTCCTACTCCCAGGATCGTGTCCAGGATGATTAGGAGGACCAGAACTCTGAAGAAACTATTATCTGCAATAAATCCTATCATTGACTGTATCATGGTAATTATCCTCCCTTTAATCATTTGGTATCGCATATCTCCAGTCTTTCATTTGTGAAGTACCCATAGGCACCCCCTCCCTTCAGAAAAGGGAGCATTCCCAAGGTATTAAGCCCAAGGAATACTCCGTATGCAGCCATGATTAATTATCCTCTTAAATCTTACTCGGATCTAACTCACCAGTAATCGTTCCATCAACAGTATAAGATTCCAATGCACGGAACTGATTGGCATATGTGGACCAGATAGAATCTGCTTTATAAGTTTTGATTTTACTATGTCGGTGTCTACTCTACTGGTTCAGGAGCAACTTTCCGTCTGATCTGAGCGTTGGTCCATATGTTCATGGTTGCACATCGATTTCTGTTACTGATTTAAATTGTCCTTTAAGTGATTTCGGTCTTATGAGTTAAAGTCTGCTTTAAATCAGACACTCCGCAGGAAATTTTCGATAAACGTTGACTCAAATTCGTGTGCTTCATCATTCGGATGTGTATTAACAGACCCTGTTTTGCTTCCGTCTGGATCAACTGCCTGTTTTTGTCTGAGTATCTGCTTGACAGTTGATGAAATATCTGGATTCTGAGTTCTGATCATTGCCGGGGTTCTTTCATCACCATTCAAATCGATATACGGTACTCCATATTTTTTGGCAATTTCAAGTTGTGCAGTCCTGTATGCTTCTCTGTCACAGCCATTTGATACGATAATCCCAATATGGGCAAATGGTCTGTTTTCCAGAAGCCAAGTCAGAACCACATTCCATGCACCGTAATATGTCGCAGTTGTACTATCCGTAAGCGTTCCAAGCGGAATAATACCTGTTGGGTCTTCTCCATCCCCGCCTTGACCGTTTTCGTGATGGCTGTCATTAATTCCGAGATAAATCGTTATATAATCAGTATCTAACGGTATTTTCTGATAGAAATTCGGAGATGTGGGATCAGTTAAACTATTATGAAATGTCCCATCAGATGGATACGCCAGTGTTTGTCCTCCTCTAAAAAACGATACAATATTCATATTATTTCTATTTCCAATAATATAGGGATAAACAGCTTTGTATCCAACATATTTTCCATCTGGAAGAACTGTGTCGGTTGCCCCATCTGTGAAACTATCACCACAAACAGACCATTTTTTCTCATATAACGGATTGTATAACTCAGGAGTCAAATCTAACTCATTTCCTGATATGTTATATAATTTATCCATAAAAAGCCCCCAATTTTTTATACAGTAAATTCGATTTCAAGAGCATCAACATCAATAGTGCCAATTGTAGCAGACGTTCCTCCCTGCATGGTAATAAGTAAATATTTTGGATTATTACCCGCATTAGTTAAATCAAGTGTCACGGGAGTATCACTCTGCCATTTAGTATCAGCTACAACTTCTCCATACCTATTATTACTAAACTCTCGTGCTAGCGCTCTTAATTTATAGTTTTCAGATACAGTTGGAGTTATAGTTATCCCGTTCGCTTCAGAAGGTATTGCAATAGGATAATACGTCATTGGTTGTTCTGTTTCTGCATCATAAATCGGATAATCCCCAACCGTAGAAACAAATGTTACTTTTTGACTTGTATATGAGTATACAAGACCATAACCAATGGCTGAATTCGGATCAATACTTGACTGTTTGTATAAATAAATATTATCACCCGGATAACGCAATACATTACTTGAAGATACATTCACCGTAAACTGAGTAGTCTTACCACCATAAGAAACAGTGATTGTGCTTGTTCCAACGGATAGCGTTCCAGACAATACATAATCGCTGTTTGGCACAGTAGTTGTTGTGCCATCTGACCATGTTGCCGTAACAACGAGGTCAGATTTTAAATCAGATAAACTTGCTGAGTCATAAACTGTGCCACTTTGAGTATATACCGCATCAATGCTTGTCAATGTTGCCTCAGTGATTGTTACGGCGCATGTTGCAGATGCGTTCCCAGATATCGCAGTGATAGTACACGAACCATAAGCAACAGATGTAACAAGACCACTACTGCTTACAGTCGCAATGCCTGTATCACTGCTCATCCATGTCACAGGCCTTCCGGCAGGGATAGTTATTGCAGTGAGCAGTGATGTTGACCCAATACCACTAATCGCAATGGAAGTACTATTAAGATAAATCGCTGTGGTTGAATAAAATGCATTATAAAGCGCATTGTAATATGTCTGTCCGTCTGCATCAATATATGCAACTTTCTGAGCGATCTGGAGCAGTGCTGTTTTTACGGAATCACTTATTCCTCCAGCTTCTATATAGGCCCTTGCAATAGCTTCCGATGTAGCCGCATTTGTTTCCGATGTAGACGCACTCGTTGCCGCTGCTTCTGCATCCGTCTTATACCCTGCAATGATAGCCTTGTCAGCATCAATCTGATCGGCCGCTGCTATCAATTCGTCAGTCCGGTCAATAACATTGACCAGTTCCTTAATGACTGAATCAGAGGCCAATGTATCTTTATCCAGAGCTGCCCTCTCCACGTCAAGGATAAAGTTTGCTGTGTTTAGTTCCTTATTGTTCTTAGTCAGGGTTAGTTCAAAGGTTTGCTTCCCAGTGACAGCAGTCATTTGCTGGTCACCTGTGACGGTTACCTTCTTATTGCTGATGTCCAAGGTCGCATTGACAGAGTAACCCATTCCGTCCGACTTTGTTCCCCTGATCGCGGCTGTCGTACCGCTCTCAATGGTAAACGCTCCGGAGGACGAATAGAGATTGAATACCAGCGAAAAGTCCGAATCGTACTGGGATAAATGTACAATGACCGGAGCTCCTCCGGAATGCATGTCCAACTGATAATTTTTAGTGATCATTTTCTAATCTCCTTTGACTCCAGTTCTGCTACTCTCCCCTCCAGGGAATCCACTTGCGCAGACAATTCCTGGATGGCCTTAGTTGCACACGCCAATAGCTCAAACGTGTTGACCTGCTTTAATGTTGATCCGTTGCTCTGTTTAACATCTGTTACGAACTCCTTACTGATTCCTTCAAGCTGCTGGGCAATGTAACCATTCTCCCTGTGTTTTTCGTGCTTGCGAAAATCAAAACTCTTATGTTCAATAGCGTTGATCATCGACAGGGCATCTATAGTCGAATCTTTAATATTCTTCTTCAGTCTTTCATCGGATGACGTATATTGCACTGAAACATCTACATCGCCATTTAATGTAAAGATTATTGTTTCGGCACCGGCACGTAGGCTTTTTACCGCTATATCCTGATATAAATTTGACTTAACGACAAAATATCGTCCCCATGTGCCATTTGCATTCTGTTTTGCGACATACACATCACCAGCCCCATAACGCATTGCAAATATGAGATTATTTTCATGCACATTGATCTGGAGCCCTTGATAATCTGAAGTTCCAGTTGTCTGGCAAAACAATTCAGCAACTGTCGTATTATCTTTGGAATAGGTAAGATTAGCCGATGACAATATGGCTTTTTGCCCAGATGAATTCTCGGTGGTCAAATCACCTTTCAGAGAGGCATTTGTAGCTGTTAAGGCACCTCCTGTTGTTACTTTAAAAATACCGTTACCAATGTCGATCGAACCCTTCTTCATGGTCATCTGCCCGGTTGCCAGGTCCAGCAGGAAGTTTTCTCCGGAATCTTTTAATACTCCGGTAGTGATTAACCCCGCATTAAGGTTGCCGGTATCAATAAAGTCAGCAACGAAATGACCGTCTATGGTCCAGGCAGTGCTGAATGGGCCGTCATAACCATCAGTGGAAAAGCCGATTCCTGCCTGGTTGATTCGGATCACGTTCACTGCAGTGTTCACATCATCCGTATCCATGATCAGAATCTCTTCCGGTTCGCCATCAGCATTGGTCTTCATTATCACATGACCACCAAGGCCACCAGTAATTAGTTCCGTAGCATGGTCAACAGCTTTCTGCATATAACTTTTAGTCGGAAGCTGTTTAACAATTGAAGTGTTGCTACTTATTTCAGCAGAAAGTGTCTGCGTGAAATTCGTCTTGGCGTCTCCAAGCTCCAGGCTCTGGTATCGGTCTCTCAACACATCGTATTCCGTCTTAACCACCTTTGCCTGAGCCGAAACACCCAAGGCGGGAAACTCCACTGTCACAGTATCACACAAATTGACCCGTTCCAGGTTGGCCACATCCTTGTACTCTTCCGTCTGCCACAGTGCGATGAAAGAGACGTCGATGGAAACAGACGGGACTCCGATATTATTGGCAGTCATATAATTCTGGGCCGCTGCCCGGAGCTGTGCTTCCGTCGGCTGTGACTCAAAATTGGATGACATGTCAAGAGGAATGGTCCTCTGGTAAGGGAAATTCGCAGCGTTTGCGGAATGCAGCACTTTTTCCGTCAGTGTTATGACAACCTCGGAATTATTATCTCCGGTCCCCTTCCAGTAAGGCATGACTCCCGTATAGGTGTTGGCAATATTTTCTTCCTGCTTAATGTCAGTGATATTCTTGCCATATCTCAGGGTTACTCTGTTATCGGTTCCCCGGTGGAGATGGAGCTTGACCGTATAGCGGTCGAACTCATATTCGCCCGTGCCGTAAACATCCAAGAGGCTGCCCTCAACACCGCCCAGTCTCGATCGGAGCGATACAGGTTCGGTCACCTTGAAATTCCCCGTGACGGTCTTGTCCGTCCAGAAGGTGAACGGACAGTCTTCCGCTGCATTATCCTTCAGACCAACAAGGGCAGCGGCCAGTGACCCCGCTTCAAACGGAGATACCGGGATATGCGACAGCTGATAGCTTATGTGTTCCGCATTGATCTCCACGATGCCGTCAAGAGGTTTGCTGATGGAATAGATGCGGAAGGGCTGCTTTCCCTTGCCGTCTGCAGGCACCGCATAAATGAACCTGCTTATCTGGATATCAGAAAAATGCAGACCGTCTGTCGGGTACATCATCCGGAGCTCATAAGCACCGTTCCTCTCTTCCGTTACTACGCACTCAGTAGCATCCGGAAGCCGTCCGAGGCCGTTCGAAGTAAAGTTCGTTTCGTTTGATGGATAAAGAATAGGAATCATATCGACCACCACCTCGGAGTCAGCTCAATCTTAGTGATACCTGACAGGGAAATGCCGTTTTCACCGGGCTTCAGCACCGGGAAGTCACCACTGTTTAATGTGATATTGCCATTACAATTTACCGCACCTTTGTAGGCATCCTGGATTGCACAATCAATGTCCGTATAAGTATCGGCCGTGTTGATCGTGATCGTGGTGGATCCGATGCCGAAACTGCCCGTACCGTACACCCTGAGTAAAGGAAGTGCATTATAATGCGTCGGGTTGATTATCTTCCCGGCGGCAGTGAAGGTATGCACCTCTTCTCCTGACTTCAGGAATCTCTGCGGTTTGCAGTCGAACTGGATATCAAACTGTCCCGCCCTGGCTCTTGCATAGGCAGTTGGTTCCATCGTGTCTGCGACTCTTGCCATCCGGAAGTAATCCGGTTCAAAAGAGTCTTCCAGTCGATGGTAGCCAATATTGGAGTAAAGCCATCCCTTCAGTGCGGAGATCTGATCAGCAAATTTATAGCTGATTCCGCATTTGTAAGTGACAGAGATATTCTTATACCTGCCATTATCTAATGTCAGGTCCCCGTTCATCCCAGGGATCTCAATGATTTCACAGTCCCTCTCCGGAGCATTATAGCCGGTATGTTCATTGATCACGACATTGAATTCACGGGATGATTTCCCGTTATAGACAAAAAATTCCATCATGTCCATACCGCCCTTTCTCTCTCATAGATTGTGGCCAGTCGTTTGGATACCTCATCGGCCAGTTCTCGCACGTTCTGGCCAGGAGTCGCATAAACATTAATGTTGACGTCTCCATAGGTCACAGTCACGGGGTTGTAAGTTTCCTCTCGGATCACATCACGCAGGTGTTTCTCGCCGACTGCGAACTCTCCGCCCTGCCTGTCTCCGAATCCCCTGCCGTCTGGCCTTACGGTCGGACTGGTATAATAGGCCGCCCGCTGGTAGGCATCCTTGTACCACTCAATGGAGAAGTGCGGTACCGATGGCGGGTTCAGGGAGAACTTTCCTGTCACCTTCGGATGCGGCAGTTTGAATTTTGGCAGAGACCAGTGGAAGTTGAATACACCCTTCAGCTTGTTGACAATGCCTCTGACGAAATCGACAATTCCGCTTATTGCATTAACTCCAAGTTTCGGAAGGTTCCAGCTGAATTTTGCAAGGCCTTTTATTCTTTCGAAGATAGTGCTTGCTGTTGTCCTTGCCTGGCCGAGTTTTTCACCAGCCGCAGTCTTGATCATGCCAAAAGCTGTTTCCGCTGCCTGCTTTGCCTGGCCAAGCTTTTCGCCAGCACCTCTCTTGATGTTTTCAAATGCCTCTCCGGCATTTTTCTTCATGGATTCAAACTTCTCTTTGGCGGTTTTGACCGTATCGGAAATCTTCTTCCCGACATCCTGCTTCCACTGATTCCACTTCTTCACCGTGTTTTCTACGGTTTCCTTGGTTGACTGCTTAAAGCCTTCCCATTTTTCTTTGACTCCTTGGACGAATTTGCCTGCTGCCTCCTGGATTTGCTTCCAATGGGTCGCAACAGCTACGAGCGCCGCGATCAGGCCGCCTATAACGGCAACCACGGCTATTACGGGTACCGCAATCCCTCCTATGGTAAATGCGGTTGCTCCCAAGATAGGAAGCAGTGCGCTTCCCGCTGTCATCAATCCGCCTATAACCGTCACCAGGCTTCCAAGCACAGACAGAACCGGACCAGCCGCTGCAGCAATACCAGCCATCTTAATGATGTTCTTCTGCTGCTCCTCGGTAAGACCGCCCCACCAGCTTTTTATATCTTTCAGGACATCCCGAAGCGCCTCCAATGCTGTCTTGAGCATTGGGGCAGCGGTCTGCACGATGTCAGCACCAATTATCTTGGCATCGTTCATGGCCGTCTTGACTTCATCCAGGGGATCCAGAGTATCCTTGTAAGTTTTGCTCACAGAATCGGTGGAATCCTTAAGGATATCCTGGGCGTTAGCCAGGTCATTAAAATCAATGGTACCGTTTTTAACTGCGCCATAAATCTGGTCACCGGATTTTCCGAAAAGGTCATAAGCGGCCGTCAGACCGTCAACTCCATCTTTGCCATTCTTGATAGTATCCTGAAGATTGGCAAGGGCCTCGTTCATCGGAATGCCCTGTTCAGTAGCATTCTTTAATGCCTTTCTCAGACCGTTCATTACCGTCTCAGAATTGGCACCTGACTTCTCCAGCTGGCCCATGAATACTGTAGACTGCTCAATGCTCAGGCCCATCTCCTGGAAAGCCGTTCCGTTCTGGACAAGTCCTTCAAGCAATGATTCCATAGAGACGCCGGTATTCTGACCGGTCCGGTTCAGGACGTCAAGAAGCTCTCCTGCGGAGCTTGCATCCAGGCCGAAAGCACTAAGGGCTTTCTGCGTAGAATCGATGGAAGATGAAACATCCGTATTATTAAGCTTGGCAAATTCAAGGAATCTGGTGGAAAGTTTCTCCAGTTCTTCACCAGTAGAACCGAAACGGGTATTAACCTCACCAACTGCCGTTCCGGCTTCCTCAAAACTTACCGGTATCGTGGTTGCGATACCCTTGGCGATCTCTTTCATTGATTCCAGGGATTCACCCGTTGCTCCAGTCTTCTGGACGATGATATCCATGGCGTTATCAACTTCATTGAACGCAGTCACAGCACCTGCTGCGCCTACCGCAAGTGGGGCAGTAACATGAGTGGTCATGCCATCGCCGATCGACTTCATCTTGCCACCGGCAGTCTCCAGCTTTTCTCCCCACTCCTTCATTTTGGCAGCGCCAGTTTCAAGCTGCTTATTAACATCTTTAAGGCTGGCCTCATATTCATTAAGCTTGGCTTTGGCCTGGTTGACCTGGGCCTTCTTCTTGGAGATGGCAGCCTCATCTTTATTTTCGGCAGACTCCATCTCCTTCAGCTGGGTATTTAAGATCTTTATCTTATCCTTGTATACCTCCGTCTGCTTCGTGAGATATTCCTGCCGGTCTTTTAACTTATCAGTAGCGGTGGTGTTCTTATCGTACTGAGACTGGGCAAGCTTCAGCTCGGAATAATTCTCTTTTGTGGCAGCGGTACATTCTTTTAATTCTGTTTTAAAATCCCTGGCACCGTCTGCCGTAAACTTCAAACCGACTCGCTTCAGATCATCAGCCATTTCTTAACACCTCCTCTTTCCATGCGTTATATGATTTATCGATCATGCTATGGAGATATAAATCCCACAGTTTATCTTCCTGAACGGCCTTCTTTACGGATTTAAGAAAAGGCCATAATGTTTCCTGTAAAAGCTGGGATTCTATCACTTCGTTAAGGCACGGATAACGTCGCCAGAGGCACTCCTGGAAGGAGATGTCCTCTGAAACAACTTCCAGGCCCGCATAAAAAAATCCTTAAAGCCCTCCCGGCTCATGTACTGGGCGATCAGCTCCACATAGTCATTGGCGTCCATCTCCGCGATCTCCGCCACAGGAACCCCAATGCCATTAGCCAGAAGCTGGTTGACCTCATTCTCGCATCCTCCGATATTGTCGATAAGGATACCGAGAAGAGCCCAAAGGAGCTCATCTTCTGCAAGGAGCATTTCCGTTTCCGCATCGATCTGAGCCTCTGTCCATTTTTCTCTGGGCAGCGGTACGATCGAACCATCCTCCGCCATCATCGTCGGAGTTGTCGCGAAAGCTTTCTGAAGGATGTCTTTAGGGACAGAATCTCTCAGATTGGAAATACCCAGCTTACGGATGATCCTCACCATCTGCCAGACGTCTTTTGATTTTAAATTCCTAATAATAAATTTAGGAGAGGCTTGCACCTCTCCCATATCTGTCATTCCCATATATTATCCTCTTACTGAACCAGGGCTTTTACTGCAGCGATGGTAAGCAGCGGTGCCGCAAAGAACTGAGCCGCTGTCAGGTCTGCCATAGCTGTTTCACTTGTCAGGGCCTTGATGTAGGTATGTCCATCATCATCATAGCCATAAGCACGGATCGTTACAGTGCCGTTCTGGTCCTTGTGGGAAGCTTCAGAAGTCTCCGCACGATCACTGTTTTCTGTAAGTTTGCATTTCGGATACCAGCGGTATTCTTTTGTTCCGTCCTTATTAATGATCACGCAGCCATATGCAAAGTACGGACGGATTCCATAACCGCCGCCCTGTACAACTCCACCGTCTACGACTTCACCACGAAGCGTGGAAAGAAGGATGGCCGGGAAGGCTACGTTCGTCTCGCTGATTTCCTGCGATGTCACAGGTGCGTCAGAGTCATACATTGCTCCGGATGCGTATACTTCATATGCGTCAGATTCGTCGCTGATCTCCACATCCACAACAGTAGGAAGTTCAGTAACATCTGCTGCAAAATTCTCTGTCCACTCGTTATCTGCGGACATGGTATTCATGCAGATGTACTGAGAACCGACGGTGTGTCTGACTGCCGGGTGCTGTTTGTTAATTGCCATGTTATCTACCTCCATGGAATTTAGTTATCATTAAGTTGAAATATCTATCCTTATTCCGTTTAAACAACGGATAAAAATGCGGCCTTGCCACCATCTTCTTCGTTCCAGACTCTACCATGCGGCCGTAGTACTTGCCCCATCCGACCAGGACTTCCTCGTCCTCCGGTTTACTGGTGAATGTATCAATCATGTGAGTATAACCGGCTTTGTGGATGTTCGATCTGGGAGAAGGCAGTGACTTCAGGTCCTTGACGAAAGCATCCGCTCCCGTTTGCAGGACTTCGCTCAGGTTGTCTGCCTTTTTTGCGTACTCTTTAAAGATGTCATCCAGCTCTCTGAAAGACGCCTCGTTATTCAGTGCCATCCGTGATCACCTCGGTCACATCAATGCTGAAATAGCTGTGGAAATATCCGGGTGCGTTCTCAGACTTGACATATTCGTGATAAATCGTCGGATGAAGTCCCGCTGCATTCAGGGCTTCCTTCAGTGCAATCAGTGCACGGTCCCTGGGACGTTTTGCAACGAAAGAGATCTGGTAGGTGACCAGTTCTTCATAATCATCCCCGGATGCCATATTATCCTCCCAGATATAATCCCAGTAGGCTATCTTGGGCATGGCTTCCTTCGATTCGATGAACTGTTCACCCTCTCCGACCGGGATATGCAGAGAGTGGAGCATTGTACTTAATTCCTGTTTTGTCATTCTACCACCTCATATTGCACTTCCGGACTGACAAGAGTCAGCTCTGTCTCGGGGTAACCCTGGTAACTGATTACATGAGCCGCATTGAAGACCTTGTGCTGGACCCCATTGATGATGCAGACGCAGTCAGAAGTGACGCCGTCCCACTGCGGGATAGCGACCTTCTTGGTCAGTTCTGTATCGACCTGCTGAAAGGTAAGCCTGGTGCGGTCATAGATTGCCATCTCGCGGTAACCGATGGGGCCGATATCCCTTGCATGGATCATCCTTACAGGAAAATCAGGTGCTTCCTGGTCCGGAATGTCAACGATATCGTAGAGAGTAAAACATCCGTCATTGTAGGTCGGCATGATCTGTGCTTTTCCTAAGTTCATTCGGATGCCACCTCCCCGCCAAGCTGCCAGCTTAAGATATTAGCCTGCCAGGCTGGTTCAAACTCTTCATAACGATGATAAAGCTCATAATAAACCGCATTTTCCAGAAGCTCCTTGCCCTGTAAGTCACTCTCAACATTAAAATCACTTCCCATTAGGAATTTCAGACGGGCATAGCACTTGTCTATAGCCCGTCCGATCGTGTCGTCTGACTGATAAGGCGGAATCTGGAAATCTGTTCTTATGTCGGCGATCAATGCCGTTCTCTGTTCGTTCGTCATGATGCCGCCCTCCGGTTATTATTCTCCAGCTGCCTGGTTAATGACAGTAGGAACGTACTCCTCAAGCTTAGTGATGTTGAATACGACTGCAGCGTCATCATCAACAGCACGGCCGTTTCCGTAAACCTTAGCGATTACAAGGTCTGCGTCCTCAATAGCCTTGGTCTCTTTGTATTCGTCAACCTTCACGCCCTGGAAGCCCATGGTGTAAAGACCGGCCATTGTAAAGATACCCTTGCCCTGAGTTACGTTTGCATCCTCGATTACCTCAAG